CGTCACGGATCGGGGTGACGGTCACGACAGCCTCCGCTTCGGCCTGAGCCGGCTCATTTGAAACGCCACGACGCGGCCCGGGCCTGTCGTGCGCTCCCACGCCCGCCGCCGGCGCGCGCGCACGATCGCCTTGCGCGCCTCGTCCGCGAGGACCGCGACGGCGACGCAGCCGGCGAGCACGACGATGACGGCGAAGGGATCAACTGACATAAGCGCGCCCACCCTCGTACACGGTGAGCCGGACGCCGTGCCGGTCGATGATGCGCTCGCGCGGCGCGAAGCGAGGCAAAGGCACGGAGACGAAACCGAGGACCTGCATGAGGTTGCGGTGCATCCGGTACACGTCGCGGCCGTTGTCGAGCCGCACCGCGTAGTTGGGCTCGGCGCCGTCGGGCGCGTTGACATTCGCCACGGTCCCGGTCGCGCGCAGGTCGCTCACGCGGACGCGGCTGCCGAGCGGGTAAGCGATCACGGCTTGTCACCGTGCACAGCGGCCAGCGCGATCCGCTCCGCGCGGTCCAGGCTGGCCAGCGCTTGGGTCACGTCGGCGAGGTCGCGCTGGACCTGGGCCAGACGTTCGATCGCTTCACGGCGGGCGAGAACGACGCGCCGAGCCTCGTGACCGATCGCGTCACGGGACAGGCCGGCATCGATGTAAAGCTGCATGCGGCCGGCGACGCTGGCGCCCCACTTGGCCCACGAGAACGGGTAGGCCTCGGCCGGGATCGGGCCGTCATAGCGTGCCTCGGGATCGACCGGCCGGCGCGGCAGCCCGAGGCTCGCCCGCGTCGCTTCGTCTGCACGGCCGACGGCGCACACGTCCATGACGTGCTTGACGCCGGCCAGGTGAGCCTCGGCGACCGCCGCGGTGGTGTCCGTCATGCTCGCGTCGCCCTCGTCTCGGGTCGGCGGCGGGCGGGAAGTCGATGCACCCGCCCGCCTTGTCAGACCCGCGATAGGGAGCCTCCGATGCCGGACCGGCCGGCGCCGTCCGCACGCCATGAGGCGGGGACGGGAGGGACCTTATTCACGATCCGTGAAGATGTCAAGCGTAAATTTCACGGGCCGTGAACGGCCGGTTATCTAGGTGTGTTGCTTGGGAAAATTACGACGGGGGCGGAGTATGACCCACGGCCACTGCAATACGAGCGGGGAGCCCCGAGGCGTCGCCGAGGTAAATGTAGTCCAGGGTTAGGCGGAACTCCCTGACGAGCTTCTTGGCTTCGGCCAGGTCCGGCGTCCGCGTGGCGGCTTTCCACTGATTGTAGGTATTGGTGGCCACACCGGCCCGGCGGCAGAAGTCCACTTGCTTAAGGCCGAGTGCTGCTCGCACAGCCTCAAGGCGATGCGCGATGGCTTCCGGCGAATCCACGGGCGGGTTCCTTTTCATGCCGAAATTTCAGCACGTTAGCCCGCCTCAGGCCATTCACGCAGATTGCACTTGACGCGCGTTCACGGAGCGTGAATACTGCCGCCCCATGAAGGTATCCGATATCGTCGAGAAACTCGGCGGCACGGCCAAAACGGCTGAGATTTTCGGCGTCGGGCCGAGCGCGGTTTCCAACTGGAAAGCGGCTGAACGGTTCCCGGCGCGACTGCATTACCGGATCGCCAAGGAACTCAGGGCGCGCCGGATCAAGGCCGACGAACGACTGTTCGAGGTTGCCGCATGACCGGAAAACGGACAGCCGCCATCGCGGCCAGCATTGCCTATCTGGTGCAATCCGTCGGACCCGGAATGCCGGTGAAGATCGGCATCACGAACAACGTGCTCCGGCGTCTGCAAACCCTGACGACACAAGGACCGTTTGAGGTTGATCTTCGCGCGGTCTTTGCGGCCGGGGCTGAAACCGAACGGCAATTCAAGCGCCGCTTTTCTCAGCTTCGGCTGCAAGGCGAATGGTTCCGCCCACATGCCGACATGAACGTGTTCGTGCGCGAGCAGTTCGCGGCCGGGCGGCTGCTCGTAAGGATCGGCGATCAGGAACGGTTTCTTGAGGACTACATTTTTCCAGCGGTGCGCGCGTACCTGAACGGGCGTGAGCCGAATAACAACGACCGAGGCGACCTGGTATATCGGTTGCTCAACGGCGGCCTGCGGGACCTTACGCCGCGTGTGGCGGAATTGCAGGAAGCGACCCGCCACACAATCAGCGCCGATCTGTTCCGAGGCTTCGTACCTGCGATGGACAGCGCCACCGTCGGGACCGTGATGGTGCCCGAGGTCAACCAACTAGAAACCCATCGAATGGTCGTGACGCAGAAAGGCGCGGCCGCATGATCCCGGCCATGGCCCAGGCCAACGGGCGCAAGCGGAGGCGAGCGGCATGAGCGGGCTGGACGACATGATCGCCAAGCTGCCCGGGACCCGACGGGCCATAGCCCTGGCGCGTCTGACCGACGTGATCGCCAAGCTGCCCGAGACTCGACGGGCGGCCGTGCTGGCGCGTTTGGCCCACGTGATCTCCGAGGAAGTGCTGATCGCGCGTTTTACCTCGCACATCGAGGAACAGACGGCTCGTGCGTTCAATGAGTCTCACGGCAGCGCCATCCAGCCGAGCGCGAGCGCGGCTATGGCCCGGCCCAGCGCACCCGAGAAACCCATGCAGAAGCCTTCGAGCACGGCGGCAACCTAGCGAGGCGGGGCGGGAATGTCCGGGGGGAACGAGAGGGGGCAAAGCGCGAACGCTGTACGCCGGGTGAAGCATGGCGATGGATTGTCAGTGCTCGGTCTGCCCGGGGCCCTGACGCGCACGGGTTGGCAGCCGCCCGAGAATCTATCCTTTGCCGATTGGACCGCCGCTGGCCTTTGTCTCGACAAGGCAGAGGCCGGAATTCGTTGGTGGAAAGGCGACTGGCTACGTTTCGGCGAACGCAAATACGGCGAGATGTACGCCCAGGCCATCGAGGCCACGGGCGACAGCTACCAGGGTCTAGCTGATTGCAAATGGCTAGCGGAACGATTTGAATTTTCGCGGCGCCGCGAAAATCTAGATTGGTCGCTTCATCGTGAGGTCGCGGCGCTTGAACTGACCGACGCCGATGCCCTGCTCGACAAGGCCGAGCAGAACGGCTGGTCCCACCGGGCGCTCCGCCAAGCGGTCAAACTATTCCGACGCGCCCTTCGCGAGATAGCGCCGGACGATCTGCCGACGGCGGGTGAACGCTGGGAAATCCGCCGCGCCGGGATATCGGAACTCGATATCGAGCCCGGCAGCATCGACTGCATAATCACGGACCCACCGTACCCTAAGGAATTTCTGCCGGTCTACAGCGACCTCGGCGCCCTCGCGGCTCGCGTGCTCAAGTCCGGCGGATCGTGCGTCGTCATGGTCGGGCAATCGTATCTACCCGACATTCTCGCCGCCCTCTCGCTTCACCTTTCCTACCGATGGACGCTTGCCTATCTAACGCCCGGAGGACAGGCGGCGCAGTTATGGGATCGCACCGTCAACACCTTCTGGAAGCCGATCTTGTGGTTCACCAAGGGCGAGTACTCGGGTGATTGGCTCGGCGATGTTTGCCGGAGCGAGCCGAACGATAACGACAAGAGGTTTCACCACTGGGGCCAGTCCGAGAGCGGCATGGCCGACATCGTGCGACGCTTCACGCGCGCGGGCGACCTGATCCTCGATCCGTTCTGCGGCGCCGGTACGACCGGCGTTGTCGCCGTGGCCATCGACCGGCGCTACATCGGTTCCGATATCGACGCGATAGCGGTGACGACTGCGCGCGCCCGCCTTCACGCCGCGACCTCGGAGTTGCGTGATGCAGGTTAAGGCCGAGCGCACGGGCTGGCGCGACCTGGATTTCAGCAAGCGCCACAAAGAATGGGGCTGGGACTGCCCGGCGGTGGACGTCGACTTTCTCATGGTTGAGTACGACGCGGGCGAGCCGAAGGCACTGGTCGAATACAAACACGAACGGGCCGCCCTGGTGGCCGTCGGCGACAAGAGCCGGAAGGCGCTGGAGAAGCTAGCCTCGCGCGGCGGCGTGCCGGCCTTTGGCGTGCGCTACTACAGCCACGCTCAACCGGACGGCTCGATTCTGTGGGGCCCGTTCCGCATCGTGGCCATCAATGACCTTGGCATGAAGGCACTCGGCGAACGCGGCCCCGTCACCATGAGCGAGTTTGACTACGTGACGCTTCTGTACCGGCTGCGAGGACGGTCCTTGCCCCAGGACGTTGCGCCGCTTCTCCGAGTGGAATGGGCCGCATGATCACGGCCGAACGTCACGCGAACGCTCGCGATCGGTTCCGCGACGCGCTCGGCCTGTTCGTCGGATCGGGCCGCCGTCACGCGATCGGCGCGCTGGCCGGCGCCACGGGAATCTCGGCGACACAGATCAGCGACTACCTCAACGGCCGCACGACGCCGAGCGTGGCCAACCTCGGCCTGCTCTTCGGCGCGGTCGGGTCCGACCTGGTCAACGCATGGCTCGCCCACTTCGGGCTGTGCGGCGCCCGGCCGATCGAAGGGCCTGAGCAGTCGGCCCAGGCCGCGTTGAGCACGACCGCGGCGGCGACGGCGACGCTGGCCCGCGCGCTCGAGGATGGCCGGATCGATCACACCGAGCTGCCCGACGTGATCCGCGACGCGCGCGAGACGGCGCACGCGCTGTTGCGCCTGTGCGACGGCTACGGTCCGCGCGCGGTCGAGGCGAGACGCGCATGAGCTGGGCCAGCCTCGCCGTGCTCGTCTGGATCGGCTACGTGCTCGCCATCACGCCCGGCACGCCGCTGGTGCCGTGGTTGCCGAAGGTAGCGAGATGAAGATACTCAATGCAGGCCATCGCTACGAACTGGCATCTTTGGCCGAGGGTTTCCCGCCGCGCACGGAACGCCCTACCCGTGCGTCGCGCGCCATGGTCCCCGCACCGTTCGTGTGGCGCGCGCTCGGCCAACCTTTGCCTCGCTGGCGGAATGGCAGACGCGGAGGGCTTAAACCCCGATCACTTGCGAGTTCGAATCTCGCGCGAGGCACCAACTCCAAAAGCAGTCTCATCGTGACAGGGTTGTGGTCCGCAAGCGGCGAAGCGGGCAGCCTTCGCCGTGAACGCGGCAGTCGCGTCCAAACCAAACGCACGAAGGAATCCCGGCCTCCATGGTGGGCAGCGTGGTCCATCGTGCGTAGCCCGCCCGGTTCACGCTTCGCCGAGCCGGGCGGGCACCTGCTCGTGAGTGACGAATGACCCAACGCGCGCATCCCGAGGCCGACCTGCAACGCGCCGTGGTGGCGTACCTCAACGCCGCGCTGCCGGCGGATGCGTGGTTCACCGCGATCAATCCGGTGCCGGCGAAGAGCAAGGCCGTCGCTGGCTTGAGCAAGGCCATGGGCCTAGTGCCGGGCGTGCCGGACCTCGTGATCCTTTGGCATGGCGAGACGCTTTGGGTCGAACTGAAATCGCGGACGGGCTGGACGAATGCAGTGCAGCGCGCGTGCATGTTGGCGATCGCGGACGCGGGAGCCGAGATCGCCGTCTGCCGCGACATCGACGAAGTCGCGGCCGCGTTGGAAGGGTTCGGGATGAAGTTGCGCGCGAAGGTGTCGGCATGACCGACCGCGCCCGCCTGCCCAACCGCCGGCCTTCAATCAACGTCCAGGTCATGCTGGACGGTCACGGTTACACCGTGACGTTCAACGAAGACGATCCGCCGCGCGAGGTTTTCGTCGATGGCGGCAAGGACGGCTCCCGGCTCGCCGCCGAGATGCACGACGGCGCCGTGGCCGCTTCGCTCGCGTTGCAATACGGCTGTCCGCTCGACGTGCTGGCCGGCGCGATGCTGCGCGGCGCGGCGGGCGAGGCACAGTCCGTGCTCGCGCTGGCGTGCGACGTGGCGAGGGGCGGGCCATGATCCGCCTCGAGCACGGCGACTGCCTGGAAGTCCTGCCCCGGCTCGCGGCCGAGGGCGTGCGCGTCGACGCCGTGGTGACCGACCCGCCGTACCATCTGACCAGCATCGTCAAGCGGTTCGGTGCGCCAAACGCGGCACCGGCGAAGGATCGCGACGGGCTCTACAAGCGCGCCTCACGCGGCTTCATGGGGAAGACCTGGGATGGCGGCGAGGTCGCGTTCCGGCCCGAGACGTGGGGCTCGATTGCCGAGGTCATGCGGCCCGGCGCGCACCTGGTCGCGTGCGGCGGCACGCGCACGTATCACCGGCTGGCGTCGGCGATCGAGGACGCGGGGTTCGAGATTCGCGACCAGATCGGCTGGTTGTTCGGCTCGGGATTCCCGAAATCTCTCGACGTGAGCAAGTCGATCGATAAGACGGCGGGCGCCGAGCGGCAAATTGTCGGTCCACGCACGGATGGTCGCTATGCCTATCCCCAACAAGATATTCGAAACGGGCATCTGATCGGAGGAATCAACGGCGGACACGTTCAAATGATTGAGCGACCGGCGACCGATGCGGCTGAACGCTGGCAAGGCTGGGGCACCGGGCTCAAGCCGGCGTGGGAGCCGATCGTGCTGGCGCGCAAGCCGTTGATCGGCACCGTCGCCGCGAACGTCGAGGCGCACGGCACCGGCGCGCTCAACATCGATGGGTGCAGGATCGAAGCGGATGGCGGCAGCCCTGCAATGGCGCGGCGTCAAACGGCGAGACGCACGGGTAACGTGCCCACGGCTGAACGGCTCTTAGGGACACGATCCGCCAAAGAGCACGATGCGATGGGTCGGATGGGCCGTCGTGAATCACCCGACATGTATTTACGTGACCGACCTGGAGAACAGTTCGGCCGCTGGCCCGCCAACGTGATCCTTTCTTACCCGGAGGATGAATACCTGCTTCGCGGGGACATTACGCATGAACAAAAGACCGCGCTCTATAGGTGGATGAGTGAGAACGCCTAACACCAAATGCTTGCTCTGTAGGAAGCCGCTTTATCGGCGCCCATCCGACATTGCGCGCGCGCGCTATTCCGCCTGCATGGCCTGTCGCAGCGAAGCGCAGAAGGTTGCTGGGATCACAGCTGAGCAGTTGGATGGCCTCAAGTCTGGTCGGCAGAAAGGCGAGAATCACCGCACAGGCTACCGGCATCGCGAAGAAAGCAAGCAGCGCACGGCAGAGGCTAACCGGAAGTTCTGGGCAACCCACCCTGAACTAGCCGTTGAACGCGGCGCGAAGTCTCGCGGCGAGCGGCACTACCGATGGAACGGCGGCGTCAGCAAGCTCAACGCATCGCTTCGCCGGATGACCGAAAACCGAAAGTGGATGGACGCCGTTAAGGCGCGCGATGGGGCGTGTACCCGGTGCGGCAGCCTCGAGCATCTTGAAAGCCATCACTGCCTTGGCCTATCGGTACTGATCGAAACGCTCGCGATCAAGAACCGCGACGACGCACGCCAACACGCGGGGACAGTTTGGTGTCTCGACAACGGGATCACCCTTTGTCGTCCATGCCACTACCAAGAACACGGGCGACGCCATGCGGATTGACGGCAAGCTCTATGACCGGATGCCGACCGAGTTGCGGTCGCTCTTCACCAAGCTGCCTAACCCGGAACGCGCCGAGGTCATGGCCGCGTTCGCGGCGAATGGGGAGAGCCACAGTACCGGCGGCGGCACGGAAGAGGTTGGTCTCCAAGGATTGCGCGGCCAAGTGAAGAAGAGCACTCATGGCGGCGCGGCGGGGCGCGGCGACTTTGGCACCGCCGCGCGGTTCTTCTATTCGGCCAAAGCCGACGCCGAGGATCGCCTCGGCTCGAAGCACCCGACCGTCAAGCCCGTCGATCTGATCGCCTATCTGTGCCGGCTCATCACGCCTCCGGGCGGCACCGTGCTCGACCCGTTCGCCGGCACCGGCACGACCGGCGCGGCCGCCATGCGCGAGGGCCTCGACGGCATCCTGATCGAACGCGAGGCCGAGTACGTCGCCGACATCCGCCGCCGGCTCGACGTGGCGCACGGGCGCGACACGCCGCTGTTCAGCGAGGCGCCGTAATGGACCCGGTGCGGCAGGCCGCCGCGCTCTCCGTGCTCGCCGGCGGGGCGAACGCGCCGCGCGTGGCGCCGCACAACCTGGAAGCCGAGCAGGCGCTGCTCGGCGCCGTGCTCGTCAGCAACGCATGTTTCGATGCGTGCGCCGACGCGGTCGACGCCGAGGATTTTCACCAGCCTGTCCACGGGCGTATCTGGGCCGCGTGCGGCGCCCTGATCGAGGCCGGCGTGACGGCGGACGCGATCACGTTGAAGGCACGGTTCGACGATGACGAGGCGCTCGGCAAGATCGGCGGCGCGGGCTACCTCGTGCGCCTCGCGAGCTCGGCCGTGTCGCTGGTGAACGCGCGAGACTACGCGGTGCAGGTGCGCGATCTGGCGCGGCGGCGCGGGCTGATCCGCGTGGCCGAGGCGGCGGTCGCGCAAGGCTACGACTTCGACGATCAACGCGCCGCGCCGGCCCTGATCGAGGGCGTCGAGGCCGAACTGTCCGCGCTGGCGGACCGCGCGGCGGGCGAGGCCGCGTCGTTCGCGGCCACGATCGATCAGGCCGTGTCCCTGGCCGAGGCGGCGTGGCGCCGGGACGGGCGTGTCGCGGGCGTCGCGACCGGGCTGGGCGAGCTCGACGCGATGCTGGGCGGGCTGCAACCGGGCGACCTGATCGTGTGCGCCGGCCGGCCTGGCATGGGCAAGACGGCCATGGGCACGACGGTCGCGCTCAATGCCGCGCGCGCTGGTCACGGCGTCTTCTACGCCTCGCTCGAGATGCCGGCCTGGCAGATCGCCCAGCGCTTCGTCTCGGGCGTCTCTGGCGTGGCGCTGCACCGGATGCGGGCGGGCACTCTGGACGCCGGCGCGTTCGACGCCATGGAAGACGCGCGCGCCGAGCTGCACCGGCTACCGATCGCGCTCGACGGCACGCCCAACCTGACCGTGCCCGCGATCCGGGCCAGGGCGAGGCGTGCACTGCGCCGGCTCGGCACCGTGACGCCGGGCCTGATCGTCGTCGACCATGGCGGCCTGATCCGCGCCTCCGACGAAGCGCGCAAGTGGAACCCCGTGGCGCAGCTCGAGGAGACGAGCGCCGGGCTCAAGGCCATGGCGAAGACGCTGGCCGTGCCGGTGCTCGCGCTCTGGCAGTTGAACCGTGCCGTCGAGGCGCGGGACGACAAGCGCCCCAGCCTCGCTGATATCCGTGGATCTGGCAGTATCGAACAGGACGCCGACGCCGTGCTGTTCCTCTACCGCGAGGCGTACTACCTCGCGCGCCACAAGCCGAAACGAGAGGGCGCGGCGCTGGCGGAATGGTCGGCCGACATGGCCGCCGTGGCGAACCGCTGCGACGTGATCGTGGCCAAGCAACGCAATGGGCCGCTGGGCGAGGTCGAGCTTGGGTTCGACGCACGCACGGCACGGTTCTGGACACGGGGCCAGGCGAGTCTCGGCGAAGGGGAGACGAGGCGGTGAGAACCTTCGGCCGCGTCGAGCCGGGCTTCTGGCACAACGTCAAGGTGCGCCGCTTGAGCGAGCGCGCCAAGCTTCTGCTGCTCTATCTGTTTTCATGCCCGCACGGCAATGCCGTCGGGTGCTTCGTCCTGCCGGATGGGTACGCGAGTGCCGACCTCGCGATCGAACCGGCTACCTTCGTGGCGACGATGACCGAGCTGATCGAAGCCGGTTTCGTGGACCGCGACCAGGTCACCAACCTCACGCGAATCAGAGGCTGGTGGGGTCATAATGCCCTGGAAAATCCGAACGTTGGCCGTGCCGCCGCGCGAACGCTCAGACAGATGCCGAACGGACCTACCTTCGACCGTTTCATCGAGGCGACGGCCGCCTATCTGGAAACGGTTGCCCCAACGGTTCGCACAGCGTTTATCAACACTTCACCGAACCCTATCCGAAACCGTTTCGGAACCGTTGTTGGGCCTCCAAACAATGGTTCGCGAACAGATACCCGAACTAAGAGCCAGAGCCGGAGCCGGAGCCGGAGCCGGAGCCGGAGCCGGAGCCAGAGCCCAGCCCAGCCGGAGCCTGGCCAAACCGAGGAAGCTTCACCAGCGAGCGCGCCGGCAAGCGACCGTGCCGCCGAGGTTGGCGAGGGCTGCTTGCGGCTTTGTTCGCAAGCAGGAATCGATACCAGCCTGTGGAACTGGGGTCCGGTGCACCAATGGCTCGCCGACGGGTGGGACGCGGACCGGCACATCTACCCGACAATCCGGGTCATGTTGACGAAGGGCCAACGGCCACGCAAGGGCCTCGGCTACTTCACGGACGCGATCCGAGACACCGTGACGAAGGCGCGGGCGAACGGGCAAGCGCCGCCCGTCGAGGACCGGCCTTACGCCAGCGACGCCGAGCGTGACGCGCACCATCGGAGCTTGGCGATCAAGCGCGGGTTCTGGGTCAGCTCGTGGGGCGAGAAGCCCGCCGACCTAGCGCACCTTGGAACGATCGATCTGCCGCCCGAGGCTCGATGACGCCGACCATGGCCCATCGTTCGCCGCCTCGCCGACGCTTCGCGCCGATGCCACAACCGGACGATCTGCCGCTCGGCGTGATCGGCGAAGGCAAGCTCGACCGTGGCGCCTGGGCCGAGCCCGTCGACGTCGTGCGCATAGCCGATCCCGACGGCACGATCGTCGTGCTGCACCGTGTCCGCGACAGCCTGCTCGATGCCATGCGCGCCTCGGGCTGGATCACCGAGCAGCAACGCGACAGCGGCAGCGACCTCAAGGCGCTGTGGGTGCGCGCCGGCGTCAACCTGGCTGGCGGCAGGGGACGCAACATAGCGCTGGGGCATACCGGCGGCGACAAGTGCGAGGTGGACAACCCGCGTGCGTTCCGGGCCTACCAGCGCGCCGTCCGTACCGTGCGCCTCGAGCTTCGCCCCGTCCTGGTCGCCGTGGCGATCCATGACCAGTGGTCCGACGGCTACCGGCTGGCCGACGTGCGCGAGGCGCTGGATCAGCTTGGCGGGCGAGCCCACGGTAAGGCTTGACATGGCCTCGGCCTCGTGCCATCGCTTCTGACCGTGGGCGAAGTGCGCCCAGAACGAACCCGGCCGGGGTAGCTCGCGCCGGGTTCTTGATTAGAATTGATCAAGGCTAACCATGCCAAGCGGTGGAGCACGGCTCGGCGCGGGTTCGGGTGGCAGACGGCCGGGCGCTGGCAGGCCCAAGGGTTCAGTCTGCAAGGCGAGTGCCGCGCACCAGGTACGGGTGGCGGCCTCCGGCCTGACGCCGCTCGACTTCATGCTGAACCTGATGCGCGACAAGAAGGCCAAGCTCGAGGATCGCAAGTGGGCCGCGCACGCGGCGGCGCCATACGTGCACCCGCGCCTGATGGCCACGACGATCGTGGGCGAGGGCGGAGGCCCGCTGAAGTTCACCCTGGAGCTCGGCCACGGCGACGGCCACGACGGCACGTAGGACGGCGACGTTCGTCCGGCCACGGCTATATCCTAAGCAGTTCGCGGCGATCTACGACCCGGCCCGCTAC